AGTGTGCCGGAGTAGGTGTAGATGTTGATGTTGTCACCCTCCGTGTTCGGAATGACGGAATAGTCACGCTTGATGGCCTTGCCCGTTTCCGTGTCCACCAGAATGATGGAGCGCACTGCATCCTCACCGACAAGCTCTTCATCGCTGATCTTGATGATGTCTTCCTGCATCGGATAGCCGCTGTGGCGGTCGAATGCATAGTCAATTGTGGGAGAATAGCCCATCACATCCGTCTGCTGGAACTGCTCATCCACATACTGACGGTTGTACTCGATGGGGTTCTTGCTCTGGGAGAGCTGGGTGAACTTGCGCATTCTGGTATAGGTGATCTCGGTCGTGTCTCCATTCGTCACCGGAACGCCATAGAATCCCAGCATCTTGTGTCTGGGTGTAATCTTTGCTGCCATATAAATCACTCCTTGTCTTCGTAAATCAGCCGAAGCTGAATCTGATACCGTGCCGTGCTGCCATCACAGTCAAAGGCATAGCCTCCCGTCAGCACTTCAATGCTGACAGGGGAACGCCCATCCAGATCGGGGAGGATACCCTCTCTGTTCTGCTCCAGGACCCAGTCCTGAAAATGCTCATAGAATGCAAGATTCTCGATGCACTGATTCACATCCGCACTGTAATACTCACGGCTTGCGAATAGAAAAAGGAACTGCTTCATGCAGCCCCCGTCGGTGTATTGCTTGAAAATGGGTGAGGATGGCACAGCTTCCACTGTGTACTCCACTGCCGTACTGCCGAGATAATCCACCAGCAGCAGCCCGTCCTTCAGTGCGGGGAAAGTCATCACATATTCCCGCACGCATTCAATCAATGGTTTCATCGGAACGTGTTCAGCCCCCTCAGAATTTCGTCTTTGTGATCCGCCTTCATACGTTCGAACCAGTACTTACCGCGCAGTCCCTTGACGCCGCCGGAGGCATCCAGCCCTTCCTTGCCGTGCCCTGCATTGAGATAATACTGCCGCTCTGCATAGGGGGCAGTGTACTTTACTTCACCGGAGCCGAGAACCGTGCCCGAGAGGCCGCTCTTTTTCATTGTGCCGGTCAGCATGGGCACATACGGATCGCAGTGCCGGAGGGCTTCGCTGTCAATGTACTTCTGTGCCTGCCGGAAGTTCTGTTCGATGTTCCGCTGAAAATTCGGGTCAAAGCTGATGCCTGTGAATCGCAGCATGCAATCCCTCCTACTCTGCAGTGATTTCGATATGCTGCACCGCAAGTGAACCATACCGGAAATCCTTGACACTCATGATGGTATATGCATCCTTCGGAGGCTGTTGTGCCTCACAGATGCCCTTCACAATGCGGTCGTCCTTTTTCGGGAGATAGCCTGTAAGCGATTTCACAGGCACGGAGCAGAACACCGCACCCGCATCCGTCCTGGATGTGTTCGACTGTGCCTGTGCATCCGATTCCTCCCAGTACACCGCACCGGTGGTATGTCTGATGTAGGTCGGTGCACGGTTCTGCACCGTCTTTTCGTAGATGGTACATGCTTTCTGGTTCGTGAACATGCTGTCACACTCCTCTGTACAGAAGACCGGTGCGGGAGAGATGCTTCCTGCAGATGTGCAGCAGAAGATCCTCCAATCCTGCAGTGTCTCCATGCAGCTGTGCGGAGATGCCCTCCGATGCACTGCGGTACGTCACACTGTATGCGCCGTTGCTCTCCGATGCCTTAGCAGGCTCTCCGGATGCATCCGCCGCTGCGGAGAGGGAAGTGATCCAGATCTGCTCCGCCATCTCACACAGGCAGCGTGCGACCTTTGTACCGTACTTTCCCGGAATGCCGTTTTCAAGCCTGCCGAATGTCACTGCATTCAGATAATCGGAAGCACTGCCAGCGGCACGCTTCCAGAATTCCTCCGGAACGATCGCACCGCCGTAGTCCTCTGTATAATAGTCGTAGTCAGGATACATCATCATTCAGATGCAGCTGCTTCCGCCGCAATATGATTCGCACCGACTGCCGCATAACCAACGGATACGACCTTGCCGGAGCTGAGGTTGACGATCTCGATCACATCGCCTTCGGATGCTGTGATCTCCGTTGTACCGGAGGTCAGTGTTGTACCGCCGTAGGCTGCCGTTGTCATACCGAATGCCACACGGCTTGCGGGATTCAGCTTGTAGGCATAGGTTGTGCCCGTATTGCCTGCGGAGATGGTCGCAATGGTGGTGCCGGCTGTCTCACCGGCTGCCAGACCGATTGTCAGAGAGCCGGGCGCATAGACAGAGCGGATGGCCTTGGAGCGCAGAACCTTGTGACCGTAGACATTACGTCCCTGCACAGCGCATGCGCCGATATACTTGCCGGATCCCTTCAGATCCTGTACATGCACTGCGACCTTCCACTCCATTGCACGGGTCGCAAACTTCGGGTGACCTGCCAGCATGGCAAGATTTGCGGTGGTGTCGTTCCACTCCTTGACAAGGAAGCCGGCAATCTTGCCGACCGCACCGGTCTGCTTGACTTCATCACCAAGCTCGGAGGCGGAGATGAATTCGGGGCACTTGAGTACCAGTGCGAACGCATCCGGCACGACCAGAAGATAACGTTTACCGTCATCGGGGATGTTCGCCTTGCTCATTTCCTTGCGGATGTCCACGATGGTATCATAGATGTTGTCCTTTGCAAGAGCCGTCACATTCAGCGGTGTGGAGCCTGCAAGCAGGACAGTGCCACCGTCCGTATCCAGCTGACGGGAGAGGGAATAGCCGCCGCTGTCAAGTCTGTCCGCAACCAGTTCATCCGGCACGGATTCTGCATCATAGCCGTCGATCAGCTCATTGATCGCCTTGTCCTTATCGATGACAAGTGTGGTATAGGTCGTGGCACCGTGGGTCACCTCAATGCCGTTTGCCTTGTCATAGTCGGAAACGGCAACCTCATCATCACGGACGGGAATCTTGACTGCACCTGCGGTGGGATCGCCCTCGTAGTCATTGTTGAATACGAAACCGTCGGCCAGCACACATTCGGAACGAACCTTTTCCAGGACAAGTCTGGAATATCTCTTCTGGGATTCATGATTTGTAGGCATTTACATTTTCCTCCTTTAGATCTTGTGTCAGAATACCACTCGGGTTCGGGCATCATCCAGCCTCACACCTCGGGCATCCTCCTTTAATTCTTGGGTACAAGATGCGGATTCCTGGAATAGAACCGCTTCTCAACACCTGTCATGGTTTCAGGTGCGCTGCCGGAAGTCGGAGCGGCAGCCTGTTCGGACTTGTCGGGCTGGAACGCATCCGCATGGGATTCACGGAACGCCTGCACCACATCATCGCCGCCAATGAGCTTGTCACCGTCGAACTTCAGCCCCTTCTCTTCGAGGAGCTTCGTGACATGCGCTTCATAGATGTCATCACGCAGATGCAGACCCTTGACGAATGCGGACAGCTTCGTGCGATGCTCGAAAGCCTTACGTTCTGCCTCTGCGGCTTCGGCTTTCTGCTTCCAGTCGTCGGCGGATTTCTTGATGCCGTCAATGTCCATGTCCTTGAAAGACTGGATGGCGGTGTTGGCTTCAGTGAGCTGTGTCTGCAGAGCAGCAGCAGCGTCCTTTTCGGTCTGGATGTCGGCATTGTAGATGGATGTGAGACGTGTCACGACTGCCTCATCCGTGATGCCCAGCTCCTTGAGCAGTTTCTTGTCGATCATAGTAAAACCTTCTTTCTGTTTGCGTTTGGGTATAAAAATAGCGCCCTTGCAGGCGCTTTCCATGTATGAACTAAGGTATCTTCAGCCGTTTGTGCATGGTGTCATTCCTCCGTTTCGTTATCGATGATCCAGAGCTGCTGCATGACGAAATCCATGTCACGCTGGATCTCCAGATGCAGTTTCAGTGTATCATTCCCAGCCGGCAGATTCATCATGTGTTCTGTCAGTTGCTTCATTCTGGTGCAGAGGTATTCACGGTAGACTTCTTTTGTGACGGTGTCCATGGGTTACTCCTTTTCTGTGCCGAGCACATTACGCTCGATCCTGTCCTCCACACGACGATTCATCCACATGAGGGCTTCTTCGATGTGCGTGAGCGCACAAGCATTCTCACGGCAGGCGAACTGCCCACTCTGGAATCCACGCAATCTGTCACGGACGATCTCCAGCAGGTCTGTGTCCAGTAGGCCGTGGATGCTGTCCGGCTCTTTGCGTGCGCCGTGCTGGAACTGGATGCAGAGCAGAGGTTCTGTGTCCTCTGAGAAATTCTGTGCAGGATAGATGTCATATTCGTGGTTTGCGTTTCCAGTGCCGGTTTCATCGGCGGCAAACACACGATTCAGCTTTTCACGCTTCTGGATGGTGTTCAATTCTCTCATTGTATGGTCTTCCTTTCTGATTTGGGGTATAAGAAAACCGCCTTGATGATTCAAAGCGGTTTAATGGAAATATGGGGTCAAATCGATTTCAGAGGTTACATATACAGCCCCGATATAATAGCTGTGGTGCACCTCTACTTGCTTCCCGTCAATGGAATAGAGCTGTGTCTGAGAGCCATCCACATCTTTAAGTAATTTCCCTTTGTGAATTTCGGGGATGCGCTTCTCAAGCGCAGCACATTGCCTCTGGAAGATATTTTGATCCGGCTGGTTGCAGATTGCATATTCAAACATCATTCTCACTCCAATCCTAATATTTTGTTAACGGATGCTCTGGTTTTTGTTGCTGTCTGCAGGACGTCAGCAATGGCTTCCTCACGGGACAATCCTTTGCGCTGCATCTTATCAGCGATTAGCTCCTCAAAGCTACGGTTTGGATCCGTGATGTCAAGCTGCCTGCGCTTTTCTTGATCCGCCATCAGTTCTCTTGCTTGTGTGCGGAATTGGTTGCGTAGATCGCATGCTTGTCTTGCCTGTTCTTCTATCGTTTTGGATCTGTCAATCAGATCAGGGATCATCCTGTCATGAGCAAGATACCACGCTCTTGTATCTCTGTCGGATAAAGTTCCTCTCAAGGATATTATATCATGATAATCCTTGAAAGTCAAGTTCGTTTTATTCGCATGTACCGCCTTCTGCGACACACTCCTGCCAAATCCATTGACCCACACACGGGACGTATCCGGCAGGAATCCTGTCTGTTTGCAGAAGTTCTTCAGTTCCTGCTCCGCCGCTTTGAGCTTCACAGATTCCCTCGTGAAATCAGCCTGTGCCGCCTGCCGCAGTGCTTCATCCGGTGCGGATTCGACCATGGCATTCGCCGCAGCGACCTGCCGCTTCTGCTTCCGGATATTCCGTTCCAATGCCCTCTGCATCTGTGTGACCTCATAGTCCGTGTATTTCTTGCCGTCAATCTCCGTGTGCGGTTCTTCCAGTTCACGCAGGCGTGCGTCCGTATAGGCTCGATGGCTGATTCCCTCAAAGAACGGGTGCCAGTCATGCCGGCAGTTCCATCCGCCGAAGCCATCGCCCCTGCCGTAGCCGATGTCATGCAAGGTGAGGTAGCCCCTGCGCCCTGACCGGCTCACGATCTTGCCCTGCCATTCCGCATGGGATGGACGTGCACCGCCGTGTGCTGTGATCTCCATCAGATCACAGCCCATGTCCTCTGCATTGATCAGAGAGAGCTGCCGCACTGTCTGTCCGACACCCGTCAGCACTGCACGCCGGACTGCCACATCAAGCCTGTCACGATGACCGGACGGATAGAGGACAAAGCTGCCCTCATCTGCTGCCGAGCGGATCGCATGGCGGATGGCGGTGTTGTAATCCATTGAACCGGTCGTCACCTGCATATAGGCAAGGTCGGAGGCCTGTATATAGGCCTGCTGTGCCGTATTTGCCGTGGTGAGTGTCAGGTTCTGCAGATTGCCTGCACATTTCACAAAGCCCGCATGCAGCGTCTGCAAGGCCGCATCGGACATCTTCACAATGCCCTCCAGACCTGCCGCTTTGTAGTAGCGGTTGTCATTCCGGATGGCCTGCACGCCTGCATCCTCAAAGAGCGCACGGACATGCGCCTGCGTGGCATCGGTGCGCTTTGCGATCTCTGCGAGCACATCCTCATAGAGCATGCCTGCCTGCTGGAGCTGCTGTGCCTGCCATCTTGCTGCATCTGTGACACGTCCGGTTTTCAGCATCCGCCTTGTGATGTCCTCGATGATGGATTCATCGAGTGCTGCATAGAGGATGGTCAGCTGATCACACAGGCGGTCATACTCGGAGGGTGTCAGCATCTGGTGTACCACCTCCGAAAAGTGCATCGGACTTCGGCATCATTGCCTGTGCTGTTCCCGCATCGCAGGAGAAATACCACTTCAGCAGTTCTTCTTTGGATAGCAGTCCCGCTGTCACCATCTGCATCCGGCGTGCAAATTCCTTGTCGGTATCCTCCAGGATGCCGTCACCGAATGTACAGGTCAGCGTGCATTCGCCGCCTCTGCGGTTCTCATAATAATCCCGCAGATACTGCATGCCGTAGACTGCGCCCTCCACTGCAGCCCGGAGATTCTCCTGAATGTCATGCACCCTGTCATAGCTCCGCTGCTTTGATGCCTTGATTTCTTCCGCCGTCTTGTCTGTGTCATTGACCTCAGACAATGTACCATATGCCAGTCCCGATGCGGATTCGATCCGGCGGAGCATCTGATTGAAGGCATTGAAACAGGACACATCACGGATCTCTGGTGAAAACGTACTGAAGATTTGGTCATTTTTATTAGGATTGGTGTTGAATACACGATACATGCGTTCTCTGCCGTGCGGAAGCTCCGGTTTTTTTGTATCGGGATTGAACCTGAAAAAATCCTCCGAGGCGTCAATCGCACGTTCCGAGGACTCCAGCTCCCAGAGAATGCGCTCCCACTGCTGATCCGCATCACGGATGAAGGGGACAGCATCCGCAAAGACCGATACACCGAGCGGGGAATCCGGGTCGATGCTGTTTGCATCCGGCACCTGGAATACGGAGAATAGCGGCTGCTTCACATTGTGGAAGACTTTTTTCGGAAGCATACCTGCCCATGCCGGTACTTCCTGCAGGCTGCACTCCCTGCCAAGAAATGCGGGATTGTCAGAACGGAAACAACGGTTTTCGATCATATGGGTCTGCTTTACACGGTCATAGGTGTGGATCTCCACACGAGTATAGCTCGTACTTCCGATCGTCATCGTTTCCGGACATGCTGCTGCATCGCAAGTGTCGTCCGTGAAGCTGATCGGGAGATACTGGTTCTGCGGTACAAGATCCACATGAATACCGGTTTGCGTCCAGTATGGTTTGAGCAGCAGCCCGCCCATTGCAAGTCCATGATCCAGCTGCCGGCGCAGGAGGGGCAGGAACTTCTGAAATGCAGCATCGAGTTCCGCATCGCTGACGGAAGCATTCAGTTCCTTGAGCGTCAGCCGCTTCAGTTCCTTTGCCACAATAGAAGGCAGCTTCAGGGAACGGATCCGCTGCTTTACCCAATCTGCTTCGTCACGGTACATGGATTCCCAGAGCTCCAATGCCTCCTGCATCCTGCCGGATGACAGGCATGGGAGCTTCAGTGCGCCTGCAATCTCATTTGCATCAATCATGATCTTCTCACCTCCTGCAGAACACGCCACATGGCTGTTCTGACGAAATATCTCATGTCATCCATTGCGTGGTCGTTTGATTTTATCACTTTGTCATCGCCTTCTGTGTTTTTTGTATCCCAGCGGTACAGCCCGAATTCACGGAGGATGTCCTCACAGCCCTCCGCAAAATGCAGCCTGCCGAGGCCAAGCAGTGCAGCTGTATCCCGTATGCCATCCATCACGGCATTGTCCGCTTTTGCGACACGGAATACACCGTGCCGGTAAATGCACTCAATGAAGCTTGCTGCGGACGGATCCACAATCACAGACTGGATTGGAAGATCTCCTGCAAGCTGTTCCAGAGCTGCATAGTGTTCCTCATCCGTGCGGGAGAATCCCTTCTTCCGTGCGTCGTAATAGCTTTCACGGATACGGTAGGCATGACCGTCCGCCGTTCTGACCCAAAGTCCCATGGAGGTCGGATTCATCGTGCCGTAGTCGATGCTGATGAAATAATCACCGCAGGGTGCAGCACCGCTGAACACATGCTCCATCCGCCGGAAGCCGGGATAGACCAGACCTTCTGCCACAACCCACAGACCGAGGATGTAGCGGTCATAGAAAACACCGTGGAACAGGGAAGCGGTCTTTTCGATCTTTTCCGGTGTCATGATGGGATTATCCTGCATCTCGAAGTGGATATGCAACACGTCTGTGCGTTCGCCGCTGTCCGATGGCTGTACCCACTCCTTGAAGAACCAATGCTCCGGTGAATCGGGGTTGCAGTTGAACCAGAGCCGCGCTCCCTGCACAGAGAGTGTACGGGCGATGGCCTGCTGCACGAAGCTCTCCGGCATGAGTGCGACTTCATCGAACAGGATCCCGGCAAGCGTGATGCCCTGCACCAGCTTGTAGCTGGATTCATCCTTGCCGCCGAAGACGTAGAAATGGTTTTCTTTGCCGCCGCCGGATACGGTCAGGATATACTTGCTGCCGAGATACTTCAGCTTGAAATAGTGTGTGATATCGGTCATCTGCTGAATGATCGTGATGATATTGCGCTCTGCTGCCTGTACGGTGTTGCCGCAGATGCCGAAGTTCTCACCATTGAAGCACTGCATCGCCCAGAGGATGAAGCTGCATGACATCGCCGCAGTTTTACCCGATCGGACGGAGCCGTCACAGATCAGCGCATAGGCATCCGGCTTGTAACACCAGCGGAAAACCTGCTTCTGCTTTCGGGAGAGATTTTCAAATGTCATTCGCTGTCACCATCCATCAATGCCTCAAATAGTTTCGGAAGCTCTGCCTCACCGGATGCACCGCTCCGGAGCTGTTCCTTTTTGAGCCTGAGTTCCTCCTTACGGATGGCAAGCTCTGCGGCAGCATGATCCTTGCCCAGGATGCTGTAGATTGCTTTGACTGCCTGTACATCGCCAGTACAGGCTTTCTGATAGAGAGCAGTGAGCATTGCCATCTCGTTGTCAATGTCATCATAATCAACACCGAGAGCCGCAATATCATGGAAGCAGTCGTCATGGCAGGGGAGAGACAGCAGCAGCTGAAGCTTTTGCTTTGTATTCTTTTTACGGCGGCGGGACTTCACTGATTCCTTACCGCCCTTCGACTGTTCCTCGACAGTTAACTTGTGCGCTGCGGGAATCAGATTCTTTTCATTCAATACCACCACCTCTGCATAATCTGGATAAAATGACAACACGAAAGCCCTGACCATCCGAAACGATCAGAGCCTTCGTGCATCTTGATAGGAGCCAAATCAATGGAAAGAAAAACATTGGTGCGCCTGCAGGAGTCAAACCTGCAACGGATTGTACTTCTCCGTGAGCCGTCTGGCACATACTGCCATCCGGTCTGTCCTCCGGACGGCAAGAGGAAAGGAAACGTTACTACGAACGCCGCCGGAAGCCCGAACGTGCAGGGCTGTTGTGGGTCAGCTCTGCACGGAAAAGCTGGTCTGTATGCTTCCGTTGCTTTTCTATGATATTATTATAGCACACCTATTCGGGACATGTGGGACAACTTTATTCCCGTTTCAGATGACGGTATACAATTTTCTTGACAGAATCCTCCGTATTGTTGCCGCCGATCACGTCCGCCACCTGATTCCACGTCATGAGATCACAGAAACGGCAGGTGAAGATCAGTCTGGTTCTGCTGTCCTCAATGCTGTCAATGTACTGCCGGATGCGCTTTTCTTCGAGAATGCACAGTTCCTGCCGGCGTTTGATCATGGTTTCAAGGTCCGCAATGCTTTCCCCTGCATACGCCACCTTTGATCTACCGCTGCTTGTTTTTGGCATCCCGTCCGTGCTGACTGCTGTGCTGCATGCCTGTTCCCGGATCATCCGAATCCGTTCCTCGTCGTGTGCGATCTCCTTCTGCAGATAGTGAAGCTGCGACAACTCGGTCAGTGTCATTGGTATCTCCTCCCTTCGGCTTGAACCCCCTGCACGGCATCTCCCGGAAGCGGTCTAAGCAGCGGCGTTTGTAATACTGGCAGTCGCGGCAGGTCATGGCGCACCGTCCATCTTTGCACCGCAATGATTGCAATGATACCATCCCACCGCATCCGGCGTTTGTGCACTTCCGTACATGCTGATAATCGATCTGCAGTTGGTACAGCGGTACGCACTACCAATTTCTCCGACCTTTTCCCATCTTGCATGGGTTATGGGTTTAGTTTCCTCTTCACACAGCCTCATGAAATCCGGTCTTGATTTCTCTTTCAGTTCTTCCGCAATGCTCGGGAGTTCGTGGGTATACACTGCACGTCCCATAAGTGTCTTTGCATAGTCATAAAACACTTTCAGCTTATCCCCTTGCAGAAAACACACCCCTGTATAAGCCATTGCAATTGCCTTTTCAACATCAGTCATTTTCTTTCACCGTCCTTCCTCTCCACGGGCGGTTCGGGAAGCGGCATCCAGTGGGTGACATCGAGATAATAATCCGACAGATTCTCATCCCTAAAATTCAACCACCAGCCTTCTTCGTTGTTCCAGTATGCAACAACAATCTCAATTCTTTGGTTGTCGGTGTTCACTGTATATGCAAGCACAACCACATCCTCATCAGGGTATCTGTCCTTGCAAGGTATCCACTGAGGCGCAATTTCTGCTGTCGGAGTGTCTGCAATCAATCGCAGAAACTTCATGTGTACGACTTCGTTCACCTTCCGAGTCAATTCGCCCACTTTGAGCTGTGCTTCCATGTACGCCTCCGACTCAATCAGTACCATCTCATCCGCATCAATCAGCCGCATTTTCCATCACCCCCCACATACCCCATCAGCCCATCAATGATACCCTTGAGCCTGTCGATCCTACCCTCCAGTGCCTTGATCCGGTCGTCATACCGTGCGATCTGCATGCACTCGCTGTGGTGCCGATCCTCCAGCTCGCTGACCTGTTCGGGGGTGCAGCCTGTCGCACGGTAGGCTTTGAGTTCTTCGTAGCATTTTACTGCTACGATTATTTCTTCGGGTGCCATTTCAACTTTTACTTTCATGTTCATTCTCCTTTCAGTAGTTATCCGCTGTCACGATAATCGCCTTACTCCAGTAAGGTTCATATTCTGCTTTTTTCTTTTCAAGAATCTTTTCAAATTCTTCATCCGACATTTGTGCATAGCATTTATCACTCACGCAAAGATAATCTGCCAGATCTTCTTCGAAATCGTCCTTGTCGCTGTATACTTCCTCACTCCACGGTACATCGCAATCAAGGATCTCACCGACTGCACATCTGACAACCTCGCAGTATGTGTAACCATAGTCATCGCACACCGCTTCTCTGCCCACCATTACAACAATAGGTAATTCAGGATTTTCGGCGATTGCTTTTCTCAGTTCCGTGCTATCTTTAATAAGATTTGCCTTATTCATGTTCATTCTCCTTTCAACAGTTCGGGATTGTCGTGGATGTTGCCAACAACGACATACCAGTGCGGCACACCGTCAAACTCTTCCTTGTATCCTGTCTCACGCAGTAGCAGTAGGAGGCACGCCTGCTCATCATCCCAGACGACTTCCTGAACCTCTTCGGAAAGCTCACCCGTTTCCGGGTTTACAAACCTCACCAGATCCCCCTCGAAAATCTTCTTCCCGTTCTTGTCGACAAGTCCGGTGTACTGGCCGAGGGTTTTAGGGTCAACAGGGATATTGTGCAATGCGACATCAGCCCGCATAATGTATGTTTCGCTATCATTGTGAATATAACCGCCATGTCGTAAATCGCCCTGTTCCCATTTTCCGTCATAGGTTTTCCCTCTGAACAAAATCTCACGCATTTTTATTACCTCCATTCCTATCCATCCAAGCTTTTGCCTGCTGTCTGACCCGCTGCGGGGCATCGGGCATGTCCAGTATTGCCCCGTAAACAGCACGCCAGAATGCATGCGGTTCTTTCGGGAGCCGGATACCCCAGCTCTCCGCAAACGCTCTGATGCGCCGCTCCTCGAGGCTGTACAGGGTGTATTTCACTTCATTTGCAAGTCTTTCTGCGGTCATATTCTCACCTCTTTCTGAATTCTCGGAACGATTCTTTGTTGACGCTGCACCGGTTAAAATCGATGCCATACTCCTTGGTGAGGAAATCCATCAGATCCTGACCGACAAGCTGCTTACCCATCACGGGCGGGAGCTGCATTGTATCGAGCAGCAGCTCATAGAGTCTTGTGATGCGGATCCGGCGCCAGCCCTGCAGGTGGGCAGCATAGAGGCAGATCGCCACTGCCTGCCGGATGAGCCCGTCTGCAACTTCGTCGTAGTAGCTGTAGAGGGCTTTTTCAATGTCAGCCTTACTGGCTTTGTAGCGGGAGGTCATGGTGCGTCACCCACTTCTGCAAGCCACTGCTCGATCTTTTCCTTTTTGAGGCGGTTTATGGCAAGAGCACGTTTCGCTTCTTCGATATTCTTGTCGAGCACGCTGATGCTGTACCGCACCGCTTCCAGAACCTCCTCCGGTACAGCATGGATCTCATCGACCGTCACCGATCTGATGGGGCTGATGTTCTGTGCAGGCGGTTCTTCGGGCTGTGCTGCGGGAGCAGGGGTGATCCTGGCGACCGCCGCTGTCGAGCGGCAGAACTTCTCAGCCGTTTCTTTGATTGTGTGATCGGTCCTGTAGGCTGCAATGGCAGCGCATTCTTCAGGGGTTGTATATTTGCCGGGCATGGTCTTTTCCTCCTTGTTATGTTTTTCGGCCTGTGCGGCCTTTTTGTCAAGGCTGTAGCCTTTCTTGATTATTTCATAGCGCACATCCATGACCTCTGCATAAGGGATGCGGCGTCTGACGGAGATGCCAGCCCATGTGAGTCCGCTCATGTAGTCGTCATAGATCAGCTGTTCATAGGGGGAGAGTTTTTTCATGGCTCACCCCTCCCCGCCATCAGGCAAGCTGTGATGATGATACCAACGGTGCCGCCGAGGAGAAAGCCGAAGATGAAGTGGATCATGTCTGCACCCCCTCGATCTTCTTTTTCTGCCTTTCGGCAAAGTTTTTTTCTCCGGTCACCAGCCCGATGACCTCGCAGGCAAGCACCGCAATCCGGTGCGGATGCTGCGCCTTTTCAATATCGGACAGAAGGGTGCCGGCCTTGCGGATGTTCCCTTGGTACTCCATAAATGTGTCCCGTGCACCCTCGAAGGCGAGTACAGCTTCACGATACTGTGCATACAGCTTTCTCTTACGGTTTCCGGCGGTTTCCTTGTCCAGACCCTCGAACCGGTACGCATGATACACCTTCATCAGCTCGCTGAAGTACCGGTATGCCGCCGGCGGGAACCGGCTGTAATCGAGTGTACCCTCATACGCCTGCTTCTCCAGAGCCTTCCAGTGTGCCGGATTGTTAAAATCGTATTTCATAGTTTCTCCTTTCCGGTGCATCGGATGACGGGTATGACGGGTTTTCCATATACTCTATATTTTTTTTCATGTACCATATATAGAGTACGTAAAAATTTTTATACGATAGAATAGGAATAACCCGTCAACCCGTCATACCCGTCATTAACCAATGGATACAGAATAATCATCCGCAGAGGTATGCAGGCGGATACCAACATAATACCATCCGTCCATTTTCTTGACCTTTTCGAATCGCTTCGCCATCTCCGCACCGAATTTCGTATTGCTCATCTTGTATTCATTGTTCTCCTCCGCCCATCTTGCATAGACTGCATAGAGCTGAGATGCCTTGACAGAGCCGTCTCCCGTTTCGCAGTTTGCATCCATGAAGGCGGAAAGCACATCCATTTCGTGGCGGTATTCCTTGATGGCATCAAGCACCTTCTTCGGTTTGGACAGCCCCTCCCTCTGCCAGAGCAGGCAGCCGTCCACCGCCCATTTGAAAATGCCAGCGGCTTCCTTGGCAAGCTTGTATTTGAGATGCCTGTCCACCTTGCTTTCGGGAATCTGCACCTCGAAAGGGATCAGGTGGATTCTGCGCCAGATGCCGGTATCCGTGCCGCGGATGGTCGGCTTGTGGTTCGTGGCCATCCAGAGCTTGAACTCCGGCTTGAACTCGAATTCCTCAGAGAACATCTTTCGTGCCGTTACCACATCATCGCCGGTCAGCTGCTTCAGCAAGCCCTCATCCAGACGCATCCCCTCATTCGGTTCGACCGAGGTCACAAGTCTTGCGCCCTTCAGACGGGCGATATCGCTTGTGGGGGCACTGCCGGATTTCGGGTTGATCATGATCGTCTGCGGCTGGATGTTGGTCGCATAGTCACCCATGATGCTGCGGATGATCTCCAGAAAGGTCGATTTGCCGTTGCGACCCGCTCCGTAGAGGAAGAAAGCGCACTGCTCGGAGGTGGTGCCCGCCAGAGAATAGCCGACACACTTCTGCACATACTGGATCAGCGCCATGTCACCATCGAAGATGTCATGCAGGAACTGCAGCCACAGAGCCGGTTCGGGTGCATCCGGGTCATAGACCGCCGCTGCCTGTTTGGTGAGAAATGCGTTCCTGTCATGCGGCAAAAGCTGACCGCTGCGCAGATCGACAATGCCGTTTTTGCAGCCGATGATGGTTTTGTTTTTATCCAGCATGGACGGCAGAATGGGAGCGTAGTGCTCCGCCTCACGGAGCATATTGGTCTTTCCGGTGAAGCTTCTGGATTTCTTCAGATGCTTGCGGAATGCCTTTTCCATATCGGGATCATCGCTGTACAGTTCCAGCTCCTGTTCCATCTCCGTGACCACAGCGTCCGCAAGCCTGCGGTGGAAGCCGAGATTGTCATAATGCCATTTGCCTTCTTTGTAGTAGAGCCACTTCTTTTCGACATAGCTGTACCGCAGATCCTCACCGAATGCATCGTGCATACGCTGAGCATTGCCGGTATCGTCAAAGGTGTACATCTTACCGGATGTTCCGGGCTTGACGGTTTCGCTGTTTTTGCGGATACTGATCGCATAATCATCCTGCATTTTCGGCGTATAGAATTCGGTGCATTCTGCCGCTGCCTTTTTGAGTGTCAGCTTGCCGTAGGTCGAGCCGGACTGCCGTCTGTCCCATTTGTCACGCATCAGACCGCTGCCCCTGTAGATCCTGTCCATCAGCTCGGTATCGCCGCCGCACCAGAATGCAAGCATCGAGCAGAATGCCATATCCGCTTCGGACTGGGATGGAAAATCGGAGAAATCCCCTCCATAAAGCTTTGCGAACTTTTCACCGTTTGCCGACTGCATGGCTTTTGTGATGATGCCCTGCGGCGGCGGATCGCCGCTGATGAGATGCCTCCCAACGCCTTCGGTGAAGGTCGGCGGCGGATCAGGTGCATGGGAGCTGGTCGAACCGGAGATATATTTCCCATGCAGTCTGCGGATCTGTTCCGTGCCGTCCGCCACATCGACGAATCGGGTGCAGCAGTTGCCGGTCATGACAAAGAATCTGCCGCTGTCGTACATTTCGACACTGCCCCTGCGCCTGCCGCCCTCCGGAAGCCGTCCTTTGCAGATGATGTGGATGCCCGTATTCGACTGGGAGAACTCCGTGTAGCTCTGCAGGGATTCCACGAAATCGCCGATGATGTTGTCATGGTTACCGGAGAAATACGCCTGCATGGCATCGGTACAGCCGTCCAGATCGACACCGAAATAGCCGCTGCCATCGAACATGAAGCCGATGCCGGCAAAGTCCGCCGACACTCTCACAGCAGTTTCAAAGTCCGCCCATGTCTGAGGGTTGTTGGACATGGCCAGACCACCGGTTCTGGGGTTGATGGGTTTCTTGGATACACCCGAATGCGATTTCGGGTTGGGTTCTGCCCGCCAGCAGACCCAGTTGGGAAGAGCCTTCAGCTCCTCCGGAATCAGTTCATACATGTGTCAGTCCATCCTTTCCGCAAGGGTTCCTTGCATAAAGGGGTCTCAATCCGGCTTTTTGTTGCATGTTCTGATGCAACCCGCCGCTTAAAACGGCACTTCACCATCGGATAAAATCTCCTCAAAGTCTTCCAGACTGCCGCCCGCAGCGGCAGAGGCAAACTGTTCCGGTGTTCTCTGTGCAGCGGCATCGGCAGGCGCAGCCTTTTCCTTCATGACATGCCTGCACTCCGGAAACTGCGATACATTCACGCCTTTTAGCAGGTCGATCTTCTCTGAAGTCTTTCCGTTGTAGGTGTCATGCGCCACTGTCACACGAAGCGGTCTTCCAAGCAGGTCACGGCAAAGCTCCTCGACCGTTTCATATGCCTTGCCGTTCGGGAGCCTGGCACACTTTGCAAGCTGCATGAGCTGGCGGAAATTGTAGCCCTGCACCGCTCTGTCCTGTGCATCGGGCTGATGCTTCTTCCAGATGTCGAGGAACAGATAGCGGTTCTGATATCCCTGCTCCACATCATTGCGGATCACCAGAGAAAATCCAAGCTTCTGCTTGCCATTCTGGTTCGCCCGTGCCTCTGCGTTCCGGATGACAACCTCATAGTCACCTGCCGGAACCAGTCCGTAATCGTCCATGTGATCGTAATTTGTTGAGAATCCCATGTTATATTCCTACCTTTCTTCGATGAGTCTTATTGCATCCTCCACACTTCTGCAGACCCCTGCAATCGCATTGGTTTTCCGCATCTGTTCCAGAAAATGCTTCTGTTCTTTTGAAACCCTACCGGATTTCGTTTTCACCTCGATATAAAATGCTTTGCCATCGGATTTGCGGTGCCCGTTCAGGTCGGCATATCCTTTGGGCACACCTGTCGTCACATAAGAGCCGGATGCAGTCCGTCCCGCACCGACATTGGTACGGTGTACCACACAGTAGGGAGACAATGCCGCACGGATCTCCCACATCAGCTTGTGTTCCTCCGTCATGCAATCAGCCCCCTTGATTTTGCCTGATACCATGCCCAGCCCTTTTTATAGCCATGACTTTCGGCATACTCCAGAAGCTCCTTGTAGCTCCTGCATTCCTCCGGCGTTTTCAGATCCAGCACGAAGCCCTCGATCTTCTGCAAGCCTGTTTCCGTCTGCACCTCGATCTCTTTGCGCTCCTTCTTCCGGATGGGAGCACCGCAGAATTCACAGCATTCCGCCCTGAATCCATTCACAACCAGCGGGAACACCGCATAGCAGTTCTGGCAGGTGTAGAACTGTTCCTCCTCCGCATTCTGCCGGTCGCTCTTCTGCTTCTGCTTGCCCTCAAGTGTCCACTCTCTGTCATCGTCCGGCATCCCGTGTCTTGCATAGTTGCCGACATGATCGAGGATCACCGCACGCTTGCCCTCACGGTAGCGCATACATCGCATTGCCTGCTGAATGTAAAGCGTCAGGCTTTGTGTGGGGCGAAGCATAATGACACAGCCGCAGTCTGGTACATCGAAGCCCTCCGAAATCAGATCGACATTGCATAGGATGTCCAGCGCACCACGCCGGAACGCCTCCACGATCCTCGCACGCTCCTCCTTCTTCATCCGTCCGTCAATGTGTGCTGCCTCAATGCCGGCTTCGCAGAACTGCTTTGCCATCTGCTCCGAATGCCGGACGGTCGTGCAGTAGCAGACTGCCTGCATCCCTCTGCCGTACTTCCGGTAGTAGTGGATCACATCGCCGTAAACCTTGCTCTGCAGCAGACGGGATTCCGCCGACCGCACATCGAATTCACCCCGCCGGATGGAAATACCAGACATATCGGCAACTTTTGGCGCATAGTAGTCGTAGGGCGCAAGGCAGTGATTTTCGATGAGCCATTTTGCCGATACCCCGACGATCAGCTCATCATTGACATCAATCAGCCCCGAACCGTCCAGCCGCACCGGAGTTGCCGTTACGCCAACCCGGTATGTGTCCGGAAATGCATCGTAGATTTTCTGATAGGAGGACGCCTTGCTGTGGTGGTTTTCGTCAGTGATGATGAGTGTGGGACGGCGGAGCTTTTCCAGACGTCGGCAGGCGGTCTGAACCATCATAATGCTGCAGAACCGCATATCTACACCCCACCATCGGAATGTCCGCTCGATCTGCTCACACAGCTCCTTGCGGTGTACAACAAAGAGAACATATTTTCTGTTTGCGGTAGTGCGTTTTGCCATCTCTGCCACGATGACCGATTTTCCGCCGCCGCAGGGGAGCACGATGCAGGGGGCTTTCCTTCCTCTGCGCCACGCCTCACTGACCTGCTGCACCAGCTGCGTCTGATACTCCCGAAGCGGCATTTACCGCAGCCTCCTTTCTTCTCTTGATTTCTGCGCTCATACACTTCCAGCAGAGTTTTCTGCCGTAGTTTTTGGTGGTCCCCTCTGCAATCTGATCTGCTGTGCGCCCTTGTGCTTCTGTGATCAGGGTGCCGCAGTCAGTGCATCGGTGCGGTTCCACACCATTGTCAAGCCAGTCGCGCAGCCTTGTACCAAGCTCCGGCGAGATGACACCCTGCCACGCATCCAGGAACGTGGTATCCTTGGCGGCGCAAGCGACGTGATTTCTGGCTATGTTGAGCACGATGTCCAGCTCATACTCCATGTTCTCACGCTGGACCGGTGCAAGCCCCAGCTTGACGGGGACGGTCTTGCCACGGTCGTTCTGTTCCATTGCATAGGCAGTTTTTGTCCGCAATGTCAGGATGATATGGCAGTCAGCGGAAAGGATGCTGTTGACAAGGTTGTTCTGCACCTTGCCGGCTTCATCCCATGCGGAAAAGCTGGTTTTCCTGCTGTCCCGTTCGATGGCGGACTTGATATCGAGCACACCGCCCTCATTGTCCCATGCGTGGCTGAAGCTGTCGACGATCACCACGCCATCCGGACCGACAGCCTGCACTCCCTCTGCGACCATCTGCTTGTAGCGTTCGGGGGAGTAGGGCGGTGTCAGCTCCTGATAGAGAAATTCACCCGTGCCGAAATCTGTGCGGTTCGCATAGAATCTGGCACGCCCATGCTCAGTGTCGATGATGGCGATCTTATTCCAGTCACCCGTGATGCCGTAGGCAAGCAGGAGGGCAGAGAGCGTTTTCCCCGCTCCCGAAGGTCCTGCCAGACCAAGCCGCAGCTTGGATTTTCTTCTTGTTGCTTTTACAAATGCCATCTTATGCATCCTCCTTTTTCAAACATTCTGCGCATAGCTCAGGGGCAGTATCGGTATATTCTTCCGGAGAAAGCTCTTCTCCGCAGCAGTCACAAATATGGATCAGAATACTGTCCCTGCTGGTGCAGTCCCTGCAACGTCCTTTGCGTCGATGGACGCACTGCCATGGTTCCGTATACCGTTTACACATGAAATCTCTGTATTTCACCGCAGCCCCTCCTCCATCCGGTGGAGCAGGGCAATTGCCCGCTTCCGGAACTCCGGTGCATTATGCTGTTGGAGATACTCGGTCAGGCGATTCATGGCATCCACTGCATTGGAAAGGTACGCTTTAAAAACTTCTTTTTCATCCGGCACAGACTGCGGTGCAGGCGATGCCTGAACCGCCACGAGCTTCCTTTCATACTCCGCACGCACCTGTTCCAGCTCCTTCTGATGCTGCTGGTAGTCCTGGCGGCGCAGGGCGATGTTATCCTCTTCAAGCTGGGTGTACTTCTGCCCCCATTCGAGATCCGTCTGTTTAAGGACGCTTTTGAGTTCCTCCACCTGCTTTTCTGCTTCGGCGGATACTGCGATCTCGATGGGGCGGTTTTCGAGCGATTCGACCTGTTCTTCGAGTGATTCAACCTGCTCCGCAAGGCGGTCTGCACGGGACTTCGATGCCTCCAGCTCTTCGGCGGTCTGGGCGTTGCGGTTCTTCAGCTCCGCAATCTGCGCTTTCAGCTCCTTGACGGAGGTCTCTTCGATGTTGACGGTCTGCTGGATTTCTTCTCGATCGGTGGGTTCGAGCATGGCGAGGAGTCCAAGTTTCTTGATTCCGATTTGTGCACCCGAGTGCACAAAATCTTCTGTCAGGTTTTCAGCAACGGAGATATAGGTATACGCCTGTCTGCGGCGGATTCCCACCTCATTCTCCGTGTAATCCTCGAAATTCTGATACCCCAGCTCCTTGTACAGCTTGCCGTCACGCATCTCCTTCAGCCCCTTGCACACCTCGTACAGGCTCTCCTGCATGGCGTGGGCATGGGCGGCGATGTGCTTTGTCAGACGCACTGCCTTGTTGTAGTCATCCGATACGATGACGGTCGGTTTTGATTCGTTCATGCACTTTTCCTCTCTTTCTTTTCAAAATAAGGTCTGATATAATCCAGCCACTCATTGACAAAATCCTTGACCTCCTGCGGCAGTGGCTTTTTCACATCGTTTCCGTATCCGTGTACTTGGCGGAGCTTACCATCGGCTGACAGCTCCAGCGTTGCAAGCGGCTTGTCCGGCTCACTCACATCACGGATAAACAGGATGTGTAATGCACCCTTTGCATGCCGATCGGCATAGCCGGCGACGCAATGGCATAACGCCCTGCCCTCTGCAACGATCTCGTCCATGCTGTCCGGCTGACGGATAAGGTAGTCTCCCGACTGCCACTCTAAAAAAATCCGCTCCGATTTGCGCTTTGCAAACTCTGCAAGTGCCTTTTGGTCATGTTCATACTTGATGACAGCGGACAGTCTTGCGTGCATGGCGATAAAGTCATGCGGGAAACAGATTGCCGTATCATGCAGATCATAGTGCAGATGCTCACACTGGTCGAGATAGTCCCGATAATCGTACCGGTTGACATCTTGCTCGTTCAGATACCGTGCGATCCTCTGCACCGGCTTGTCCGTCTGTTCTTCAAAACATTTCAGCAGATTGCTGTCCAGATCGAACACCTTTGCCAGTGCGATCAGATCAGCAGGATGCAGCTTCGGAAATTGCTCACGCCACCGCAGATAGGCAAAGTATAAGTCTTCCTGCCCCTGCAGTGCCTTGAATTCCGTCCGGTTCAGATGGAGCATCTTCAACAGATTGTTTGACTTCCAGTCGATCGAGGCATCCAGATTCAGCGATACCCGACCGCCCCACCATCCTCTTGTGTCCTCCACCAGGCAGCAGTGATAGCCGGCTTTTATGATATACTCCAGATTCGGATGCTTGCAGTACAGACGGAAATAATTCATCAGCAGACCGCCACGGAAGCTATCCGCCTGCGAATACCGCATATCCGATCCGGCGATTGCGTCCCAGTTCAGGACGGAATAGGTGTTGTCGAAATTATAGCCATAGCTTGCCGAACAGAATACCGGCTCTCTGAAATCATTCCGGACGCTCCAGCCCTTGTAATCGTGATACCCGTATCTGCAGAAGCCGTCCTTTGCGAACACATACCGCTGACGCTCGATGATCTGACCATCATAATACCGATGATAGCACCGTGCAAACAGTTCGTTCCCGTTCGTGAGCAGTACCACATAGTTCTTCGCACCCCTGCCCTTCATCTGCTCCATAATCGAATTCGGCACGGCAGGAAAGCTGTGCAGGAGGGCTTCTTTTCGTTCCTTACGCATAGCAGCCACCTCAAAAATCCAGCAGATCGTCCAGCGATACGGACAGTTCGGATTTGCGGCTCATGGTGATCTCCGGTTTCTTTTCGGCAGCATCGCCTACCAGATCTATTTCCATTCGGAAATGCACCTTTGCGCCGGAGAAGTAAAACTCCACTGCTTTCTGGTATGCCTGCAGGTCGGAGATGCTTCTGCCCACGCCCTTTGCGACATGATCCAGACACTGCTGAAACGTCTTGCCGCTCTGCTCGATTGCCTGCCGGAACTCCGGCTCCTGCTCACAGAAGTGCATGAGTGCTTTGGCGGTTTCATCGGCAATGGCTCGCTGGATTTGCCCCTTGATGGGGGATGCGTTGAAATACTCTGTCATATCAATCCCTCCCCCAGCCGTAGATCTCCGCATAGCAGACCGGATGGTATCTGAACCCGAATCCGCAGTATGCACCGTGCCGGATGGCACGTCCGCATTTCTTGCAGGACTTGTATCTGATTTTGGTTTTCACTTGACTTTTCCCTCCGTTTCTGGTATAATACCAGTGTAATAGATTTTGTTTGCCCGCTTCCGGTTCCCGCCGGTGCGGGTCTTTTTTTGTGTCATATCTCCTGTCTCCCCCAAGCCCGCATCAGCTCACGTCTGAGAGCGGTCATGGTCACGAGCACCTCGGCACGGCGATCCTGCTCGAGCTGCCACTCCCGCAGCTGCATGTCCGTGACCCTGTCCGCCAGATACAGCTCGTAGTCGATCCATGCCGCAAGTGTGATCACGCCCAGCACGCAAGCCCAGCAGAAGCTGTCGGGGCTGCTTGTCATGAGGAAATGCACGGCAGGGATGCATGCGGTGAGGGAGAGGAGGAGGGGGATTGCTTTTTTCATGGGGTGGCCTCCTCTCTTTGTTCCTGTCTCCAGCGTTCAAAATCCGCAGCGATGACGGGATCTGCAAAGAACTTCCTCATTGCTTTGACCATTTCTCTGGTAAGTGCACGCATCTGACTGGTCTGCGGGTCCTGCCCTGCGGCTTCGACCGTGATGGTGCGTGGTGTCTGGTTGGTTTTTCTTGGCATGTTCACTCCTCCTTTCCTGTTGTTACCTGCTGCATGTTGCGGAGCAGGACGAATGCCAGCTCCAGAATTGCATTGACGATCCTCTGGTCAGCCGGTGCAAGGTCATGATAGACCTGTCTTGCAGCCTGTACAGTGTCGGGTTTTGTCATGGTGGGTACCTCCTTTGTTTCATTTTTTCGTAGGCGGGAGACAAAACTTCTTTGGAATTGTCCGTTTTGTACTTGCCGTAATGATATTATATACCCATTTCGGACTTTTGTCAAGAAAAATAATGTACAAATTGTACCTCAAACGTTTGTACAACTTGTACATTTCGGATTATTTTAGAATAATTGGGTATTGACAGAAGTACGTTTTGGGTGTATAATGAAATTAACAACTTATGGAGGTGAAAATCTTGGTAGGAAACAAATTAAAAGAATTGCGTACCGCCAGAGGATATACCATTGTCCAGTTGTGTGAGCTGCTTGACATGAATCCGAATACTTATGCCAAGTACGAACGTGATGAGAGAGACGTTAGCACTGATACTCTTGTAAAAGTTGCTGATTTCTACCGTGTCACCACCGACTATCTTCTCGGACGAGAGCCTCAGGCGAATCCGTTTGCGTCCCTCAATCTCCAGATGGGGGAGGAGGAAGCAATGGCGAAGTACGCCCAGCTCCCTGAGGAGGTGCGCATGATTATCCTTGACGTCATGATCCAGCTGTCAGAAGCCGCAAAGTCCGGCATGGTCAGAAAGGAGCAGCCGCCCATCATTATGATCCAGAGACACCGCAGCAAGGCATCCGCCGGCGGTGGCTATGATCTCCGCAATGAGGATGAATGGGAAAATGTTCAGGTTCTTGCCGATGGAGCCGCAGAGAATGCGGATTTTGTCGTTGAGGTGGAGGGCAACTCCATGCTGCCGGATTATCAGGACGGTGATCTGGTGCTCATTGTGCTTGATCCGGATGTGCCGGTCGGCAAGGTCGGTCTGTTCCGGCAGGGTGACAAGGGCTATATCAAGGAGAGGGGAGAAGATCGTCTGATCTCCCGCAATCCTGACTTTGAGGACATTTATGGTGAAGTGGAATGTATCGGCAGAGTGATCGGAATTGCTGAGCTGCCGGAGTAATGGGGGAGTGTGGGAAAATGAAAAACCAGACAATTTCAGTGATATTTACCGTATTGTTAATATTGATTCAATGCGGGTTTGCAGCATTTGGGTTAATTCTTGTGCTGGGTATGATCCTGAATAATGCCATACCAAGTGCAATTATTATGCTGCTTTCGGCGTTAGTCGTCTCTCCGCTGATCAGGCTTACGCCGGTTTTGAAGAAAATTCCTATATTGCGTGCGGTCTTGCAATTTGTGATGGCGTTCGTGCTTTTTATCATCAGTTTTTTGGTAATGCCTCCGTTAGAAGATACTGATAAAGCAGATGTATCTTCCCAATCGGCCATTGTTCAGACTGAAACAGATACAGCAGAAACAGAGTCAACTGAGGTTTCATCTGAAGATACCGCTGCAGCCAGCTCTATTTCTGTTACAGTCACTACATCCGTTTCAACAACCACTACAACTACTACCAGTGCTACAACTACAACCACAGAAACAACTGTCACTACCACTACAACAACTACTGAGATTGTTACAACAACTGTATCGCCTGCAACTGTTATTACAACGTACACAACCGTAAAGCCTGTGAATACTATTACATATGTATGCAATACAAGTTCCATGAAGTTCCATTATCCTTCCTGTTCTTCCGTTGATAATATCAGTAGCCAGAATCGTTCTGATTCCACAAAAACACGAGAAGAATTGATTGCTATGGGATATGACCCGTGTGGCAGATGCCACCCATAATAAAATAAAAAAATCCGCCCAGTGCCGCGAACACCGGACGGACTATGTAAGGATGTTCAAAGATTACTACCTCTTGAACATCCTTATTATACCACATTGTAAAATAAAATGCAAGTGTTATATGAGGAGGAACCTATATGAATGCAGTGATTTATGCCCGCTACAGCTCTGACAAACAGACGGAGCAGTCCATCGAGGGGCAGCTCCGTGACTGCATGGCATTTGCCGAAGCAGAGAATCTGACCGTTATTGACACCTATATCGACAGAGCCATGAGCGGCAAGACCGATCTGCGTCCGGCATTTCAGAAGATGATCTCCGACAGTGCAAGCCGGAAGTTTGAATGCATCATCGTATGGAAGCTTGACCGCTTTGCCCGTAACCGCTACGACAGTGCTGTATACAAGGCCAAGCTCCGGAAGAACGGTGTGCGTGTCCTGTCTGCGCAGGAGCACATCACCAGCAGCCCCGAGGGCATCATCATGGAGGGCCTGCTCGAAGCAATGAACGAATACTACAGTGCCGAGCTGTCTGTCAAGGTCAAACGTGGCATGCGGGAGAATGTGCTGAAGTCTAAGACAACCGGCGGAAACATTCCGCTCGGCTTCCGTGTCGGCGCAGACAAGCAGCTGGAGATCGATCCGGCCGGCGCACAGATCGTGCGGAAGATCTTCGACATGTACAACTCCGGGAGCACCTACACAGAGATCATCAATACCCTGAATGCGATGGGTCTGCGGACTTCAAAGGGGAATCCCTTCAATAAGAACAGCATCGCACGGGTACTGGTGAACCGGAAATACATAGGGGAGTACACCGTGCAGGGGATTGATGCGGTGTCCGAATGCCCTGCCATCATCGAGAGGAGTGTTTTCATGAATGCACAGCGACAGCTGGAGAGTGCGTCAAAGAAGCGAAAAAAGCGTGAGAATCACATCTGTCTGCTGACTGGTAAGCTGAGGTGCGGCACCTGCGGCGGGATGATGTTCGGTACAGCAGGTAC